GGAAAGCACTATTAACCATAATGGGCTTGTTTCCCAGAAGTGTTTTAACTTGCTCCAAAAACTCTGCAAGACGGGTGAGGTTTTTAAGTTCATCATCATTTGGTGTGTTATCTAATGTACGGTGGTCAGTATGCGTTAATTCATCAAGGGTAAAGTGAGCAGTTAGATTCATTTTTTACCTTTCATATCCATGATTTTCTCAAGCGTACGACCGCCAAAGTAAAAGCTCATTATAAGCATTCCCCACTGCCCAAGCAACTCTACATAGTTGTTGTTCACTTCAACATCCCATGCGGACATCATACCAAAAGTAGTGTAAGTTACCAAGATAAATACTAGCGTCATAGGGCGAATGTTTTTAGATAGCCAAGAGTCTGACATCATGTCGGCTTGTAATCGTTTGGTCAATTCTTGTTGCTCGCTTACATCTGCCTGTAACTGAGCAAGTTCACCATTTTGCGCTAATGTTGCTAACTCCAACTGTGCTTTGGCTTTAGCCTCTGGGTCGGGGATTAGCTTATCAATTAACTTACCGCCTATGTTTAGTATTGCGTCAAGTCCTAACATTATTTCCTCTTTTCTCGTTCTTCAAGCAACTGCACTTTAACCTGTAGTTGGTGGATGTCTCGATAAATTTCTTCTTTCATTGCATGACGTTTTTCGGCAGACAAAGGTGAATCAGTCGGCACATTTTCCTTAGTAATTAAAGCTGGCATCTGCCCTTCAATTTTAGTTAGCCGTGTAGAGAAGTCAGACACTTGCCCAAGGAGCCAAGCCAAACACGCTACAACAATTGGCAGTACCGCTTTTAGGATGTCTTGAATGTTCATTTTTTATTCCAAAGTTCAAATAACGTCTTAACTTTTTCTTCAAGGACTGATACTTTATTATCCATTTTGGCAAGCACAATAACAAGAGTTACAAACCCCACGAGCAGAGGCCATATCTTTGCTAGTATATCTACCGTATCCATTTAGGCAGTCCTTGTCCACATATAAACTACTTGATATGGAGGCATATTTGCGTTTGTTGCAGAAGAACCATCTGTTGCAATGCTATGAGTATGGTCTACGCTATTAACACTAGTAGTTTCAACTGGAGCTGTACCACCACCACTATTGTTACCAACATACCCCGTACCACCACTTCCAGCGTTAATACCTACATATGTTGTCATTTCGTGAGTATGTTGTACGCTTTGACCCCCTGTAACCCCCCCGTGGTTATGACTTACAAGAGTAGCATCAGCGGAACCGCCTGTACCACTAAATGCTCCACCAGCACCGACTAATACTCTACCAGCAGCATACGCTATCCAAGTGCCAAACCCAAACGTAGCTTGTGGATTAGTAGCAGATGTAGATGAGTAAATAGACCCTATAGGATATAAAGCTTGTACAACTGCTTGTACAAAAGCAGTAGTTGCAATTTTTGTTGAGCTATCACTAGAAGCTTGGGTTGTTCCTACTGCGCCACTTGCTACTGTAGTTGAGACTGTTACCGCAGTTGTTGCAGTAGCTGCGTTACCTGTAGTATTTTGATTTAATGTTGGAAATGTACAATTAGATAAATTACCAGAAGTAGGCGTACCTAAAAGTGGAGTTACTAAAGTTGGTGAAGTACTCAAAACTACTGAGCCAGAGCCAGTAGATGTAGTAACCCCTGTACCCCCATTTGTTACAGCTAAAGTACCTGTTACTTGAGAACTAAGATTTACATTTCCTGTTATAGAACCTGCTGGATACCCTGTGCAGTTAGCTAAGTTGCCGGAAGTTGGAGTTCCTAGAAGTGGCGTTACTAGAGTAGGTGAAGTGCTCAAGACTACCGAGCCAGAGCCAGTAGAAGAAGTCACGCCTGTACCACCATTTGTTACAGCCAAAGTTCCAGTAACCCCAGTAGTTAAGGGTAAACCAGTAATGCCTGTGCCGGGTCCTGAGAACTGAGTACCAGCTGTTATTGTTGTACTACCAGCTATTGCGCCTGTACTTGTAAGTGAAGTACAGTTAATAGCGCCTGTAGTAATAGTACCTCCAGACACAAGGTTTTGAGCATATGTTACATAATCTAAAGCGTAAAACTGGCTTCCATTGGTATACAAATACATAGTGCGACCATTAGGAACTTGAAACGCAGACCCGCCTGAAGGTTTAATATATGCTGTGGCTGAACTGCTTAAATAGTTGTACACAATATAAAGCTTTGGAACAGCCGGGACTATTACACTATATGTGGCACTTTGATTGCCTGTAATTATAAGTACTGCACTTCTAGCCTCGTCTGTAACACCATCTAAGTTAGTTAAGGTGTAATCGGCATTAGCCATTGTAATGGTGGTTTGCCCAACAATAGCTTGTTCAAGCAAAGTGCCAAGGTTTGTATTGGTAGTTTGGCCCCAAGTACCTGTTTGCTCACCATCCCCAATCAGGGTTAGTTTTAACGAGGTTGAATATGTTGACATAATTTGTCCTTATTGGCTATTGTTTATTTCAGTCCAAGTACTAGATAGTGCACTATCAATTTGAAACCAAAATGTAGATTGGTCATCGTTTATTTTAATCCATCCGCTAACAGAAGGGGTATCTAAAATGACAAATACTTCATTTATTGCTTGCAAGAAATTAGACTGTTCAGTAGTAAAGTTTGCCATAGTAACAGCTTCGGATATAGCTTGCGCAAATTGGGCGGTTATAGTTTGCGTATTATCAGCCCCAAAGTTTTCAGTAATAACAAATAAAAGCTCAAGAATACCTACTTGTACACTTTCAACAGTTGTAGCTTCAGTAATGCTAGATAGGAACTGAGCTGCTATGGTCTGTAATGACTCTGGTATAAAGTTCTCAACAATACTAAAAATAAACTGCGCTGTTACTGTTTGACTATCATTTAAACCGCTGTTTTCACTTACATTTTGCGCAAACTGAGCAGTTATAGTCTGTGTATTAGCAGCCTCAAGGTTTTCCGTAATAGCAAAGAAAAGTCCAAGAGCAGCATTTTGAAAGCTCTCAATAGTTGTATCTTCGGTAATATTAGATTGAAACTGAGCTGTTAGGGCCTGTAAGGACTCTAGCGTAGAGTTTTCGGTAACACTTAAAGGGAATTGAGCTGTTACTACTGAAGTATCATCTAGTGTAAAGTTTTCTGTAGGACTTTGAACAAAACTAGCTTGTATCTCATTAACCTCAGCCATAGTAATTGGCTCGGCAATTGATTGCAAGAAAGCGGAAAAAGTTTCTTGAGAATCCGCTATTGTAGTATTTTCTGTAATACTAGGGTTAAACTGCGCAGATATTAATTGGTCGTTAGAAAGCGTAAAGTCTTCTGTAATAGACTGCAAGAAAGCTGAAAGCTGAGTACTTGCATCGTCAAACGCTAAGGTTTCTGTAACGCTACCAAAATAGTTAAGTCCAGCATCGTTGTCTACATCATCAACAATAATATTTTCAGTTTGGCTAAATAAAAAAGCGGACAGCTGCGTGCTTGAATCCGCTAAATTTACGTTTTCATTAATATTAAATGCGTAAGCCGTTGACCCTAAAGTTGAGTAGGGGGCTTGGGCAAATGATGTTATTCCAAACATTATCTAAATTTAGGTCCATTAATCCACATAGTTGCGCTATACCTTACACCAGAAATAACGGGGGTTACACAATGCTCTAACATTGACGGAAAAGCAATAACAGAACCTTTTTGTAACGGCGCAACATACTCTTGATATAGCCGTACTTTAAACTCACCACCTACAAACTCTGATGGGTCATTTAATAAACATACAACAGTGATTTTGCGGTCAAGTGGTTTTAAACCTAGTACAAAAGTATCTGTGTGCCAATTATATTTTTGATTTTCTGTGTACCTAGCAAACTGTATTTGCTCATTTTCGGAAAGTAAGTAATCCCATTTACACTCTTGGTTACCTATACTTGCAACATTTTTTAAATGCGGCTCCATCCAATGACTTGCGGGTAAAAACTGTATTGCCGTATTTCTATATTGTTCGTCTTTTTGACTAGATGTTTCCCCCATTGAGGCTTCATTAAAATCACGAGTTGAGCAGTCTGCAATTATTTCATCACATAATGCTGGGGCTACATTGGATAAATACCATATTGGTAAATGACTCATATTATGTTATTGAATCTAATTGTTCCTGTGTTGGTTTTGGTAATGTTGGATGGTTCCATTTAGCAATAAAAGCTTCTTGGTCACTAGGCTTTAATAAAATAATCATGCTAAAAAAACAACTATCTTCTATTTCAGGATAAATTGTTTTTATTTTTTGATATAACTCCATTAAATTTCCTTATACACGCACTAAAAATCCATTAAACCAAGTAGACCCAGCCCCATCATAGTATTGAACAGCTATAGTCACACCTGAGTTTTGGTAAAAATATACCTGAACATAATCCCCTGCCGTTAAATAAAAAAGAGATGACATAACATAGTCTGTATTATTATAACCAGCTACTAGAAATTGATTACCTCTTTTAGAGTTAACAGCATCAAATGTACCATTTACTAGCATAGCAAGTGCGCCGACACCCGTAAAAGAAAGGTCAGTCGCTAAATTTACACTACAATTTAATTGATATACACCCGTTGATGGCGCAGTAAATGTGTTACTACTATACATTCCTGATGGGTCATATTGTTCGGCAGCAAATGCAATTTGAGTCCAAGTTCCTGTAGATACACTACCATTGGATGTTGCATATGCAAGAAAAGCAGGTCCTCCACTACCAGCGGGTCCCGTAGGTCCTGTCGGTCCTGTTGGTCCAGAAGGTCCGGGGGGTCCAGAACCGCCAGTAGGTCCAGTAGGTCCAAGAGGGCCGGTAGGTCCGGGGGGTCCAGCACCGCCAGTAGGTCCCGTAGGTCCAAGGGGTCCTGTAGGTCCGGGGGCTCCAGTATTTCCGGTAGGTCCAGTAGGTCCAAGGGGGCCAGTTGGTCCGGGTCCGCCTGTTCCACCAGTAGGTCCAGTTGGTCCGGGAGGTCCGGGTACAGTAGACGTGGGGCCAGTAGGTCCGGGAGGTCCGGGGACAGTAGATGCAGGTCCAGTCGGTCCTGTTGGCCCAGTAGGTCCTTGAGGTCCTAGGGGGCCTGTTGGTCCAGTTGGTCCAGTTGCTCCTTGTGGAACTACAAAATTAAATACCGCTGCGGTAGGAGAACCTACGTTAGTTACAGATGCTGGTCCAGTACTTGTTGTTCCAGCTGCTACAGTAGCGCCCGGTCCGGTTGGTCCTGTTGGGCCGGTTGGTCCTGTTGGGCCTAGAGGGCCTGTAGGTCCCGGTGCACCTGTTGCGCCCGTGTTTCCTTGAATACCTTGTGGTCCTTGAGGACCTGTTGGTCCTGTTAAACCTGTTGGGCCAGTTGGTCCTGTTGGCCCAGTCGGTCCTGTAGTAGCCGCCCACGCATAACCACTTCCTGTCCATTCTAAATATGTACTCGCCACTGTTGGGGCGGGGGTAAATACAGTAGTGCTTGCGCCACTTTGATAAGGGATTTGATTAGCCGCACCGCCAGCAATATTTGTAGATGTTGTAGCAGTTGTAGCATTACCACCAATAGAAAGTCCTGAAGCTGTGCCAGTAATATTAGTCCCAACTAATGCGCTAGGTGTACCTAAAGCTGGAGTTACTAAAGTTGGTGAATTTGCTAAAACAACAGCACCCGTCCCAGTAGAAGATGTAGCCCCAGTACCACCAGCTGCAACAGGTAAAGTTCCAGCAACTAAAGCACTAGCCGATGTTGAGTAAAGAGCATTATTAGCCGCAGTAAATGTAGTTAGCCCTGTACCACCGTAGGGAGGCTGAATAGTACCACCTTGCCATGTACCACCTGTAACAACCGTAGAGCCCATATTAAGAGCATTGGTACCCCAAGTTACGTTCTCAGGTAAAAATCCGTGATAGTCCCATGTACCAGCAGTAGTTGATGTATCTACACATATTAATTCAACAGCCCCACCAGAAGTAACAATACCTATAGAACCAGAAGCGCTATCTTGTAATGTTAATGTGCCAGTAGCGTTATTATTAAATACAAAAGCCACACCTGTAGAAAGGGTTGTAGCATCAGGCGTTCGGTACGTTTGATTACCTGTACCAGTTAAAGTTTGTGAATAAGCAGAAGCCGCAGTTAATGTAGTAACACCGCCAGCAGCTGCTGTATTTGTATTTGCTTGGTTAAGACGATTAATAGCTACGTTCTGGTTAGCATCCCGTAACATAACGGAGTTAGCGCCAGAAGATGCTGTAACGCCTGTACCACCATAAAGAACAGGAATAGTTGAGCCGTTCCAAGTACCAGAAGCAATAGTCCCTAGTGGCGTAACATTTCCAGACGCATCTAAGTTAACAGATTTACCAGCTGGATAAGTAACAAATATGTTACAAGTGCCATTAAAAGTAACAGCAGCGCCAGAGTTTGATGACGAGAAAATCGTTGTACGAGTTAAGGTTGGCCCAGTAGTTGAGTATGTGCCAAGACCTACCTCCCAATTCCCAAAGGAATCAGTAGCAGCATAATAAGTGGTGTTGGTATTACCAACAACCGCAAAAGACTGAAACCCGTCTACATTCCCAGTTAGTGTAAAACTAACAGTTGTGTTTGCAGTACCAGTCTGTTGAACCCGGTCATAAACTACGAGAGCCATTTAGGACTCCTTAACTTGTAGCAGTTGTACTATATGTAACAGTAACAGTATCACCTGAAGTCACAGTTTTTGCTGTACTAAAGTTTCCTTCAGAATACAAGACTCCAGCCGTGCTTGAGATTGTACTAACAGCACCTGTACCTGTAACCAAGAAACATCCATAAACTGTTGCAGAACCTGTCATTGTGTAGGTAATTGCAGTTGCAGTTGATGTTGTGACGTTTGATGGAGTTGTTCCAGATGAACTTGACGCAGCAAATACAGCTGTTCCACGAACTGCTGAACCGCCAACGGTATAAGTTGTTAGCTCAGTCCATGTCTTGGAGGTCATTGTATCTGCGGCAGCAAATGTTGTGCTGTTATTAATTAGACCTAAAAACGGTCCAACTGTTGTATATGTGCCAGATGTTCTAAGTAGTGTATCAAGCATTAACTGCTTACCTACGGCTACAACTAAGTTAGGAAACTCTTCTTCCCATTTTAAGTTGCCAGCAGCATCACGGCACTCAACAATATACTGACCATCAACGCCCATTCCTTCAGGAATAACAGCGTTAGCTTGTAATGTGGCTATAGCGTTGTCGCCAAAACCTTGAATTTCTTTGTGCATATTTACTCCTAAGAGATTGTTATTACTGCGGTTGTCGAACTAGGTGTTGGGAAAGTAACTGTAAACGTACCCGTTGTTGTTTTATCTGACCCAAAGTTTAAAACTGCTACTGTTGCGGTTGTTGTACTATTGTAAATCAATGCGCCCCTACAAGTAAAGGATGCTCCTGTCCAAGTTACTGGGTCAAACGATATGTAAGCCACATTATTTGATGTGTCTCCAGTAGGTCTTGTTGATATAACTAAATCTTTTCCACCAGCTGTGTATCCTGTACCAACAACTTCGCCTGTAGTTGTATAAACTGCCGTTGCGTTATTTAAATCAGCGTTTGCAGTATACAAAGCAATTTTGTAAATATAAGAAGTTCCAACAGCAAAATTAACCAATCCACTGAGCGCATCGGTTTTAAACCTTGTAGTTTGTCCTTGAACTATGGTCACGAGTTAGGCCCACTCACATTAAGTTTAGTCTGACCATCACGGTACGCATCACCACGCTCCAGACCATCACCAAGACGTTTAGCTAGGGCTACGGCTTCAGTAAACTTCTGCTCATAATAAGTGACCATATCCTGCTCACCCTTCATAAATATCATGGCTTCACGCATAGAGCCATACAGAAGAACAGGGTCAAAGTTATCGCCAAGCCAAGAAGTGCCAGTAGAGTTATTAATTGCTGTTACAGGTATAGAAAACCCAGAACCAGAACCAATGCCAATATTAGCCGCATTAAAACTTAAAACATCACCAACTACATAAAAATTACCACCATTAGTCAAAGTCACGCTTGTAACTATACCGGCAGCAATAGTAATTGTAGCTACAGCCCCTGCGCCAGAACCACCTGTCAAAGGTATGTTTGCATAAGTGCCGTTAGTGTATAGAGTTCCGCCAGTAATAGCGCCTAATAAAGTAACAATACCTTGCACAATAGACGCAGGGTAAAAGAAATAATGTAACTCTACAGGGTAACTAGAATCAGGAGTTGGCCCCACAATAGCAGATAACTCGGTGTTTGATGAGAATTGCGGACCAAATAAAGCGTAATATTGTGGCACCCCTGTATCAGTTGCTTTAGGGTAAGCCTGTCTAATAAAGTTTACATCTTTATTAATTAAATACTCATACCCATTTGCTGTATTAATAGCCAGCGAGTAAGTAGATAAAAAATCGGTAGGTAAAGATAGGTATTGATTATTTAAAGTTAAATTACCTGTTACGTTTTTGCGTAGTGAAGGAAACTGTATCATGTTAAATATACGTTCTTCAGCCTGTTGTACAAACGTAGGAATGCTCGATACAAAGAGCGATTCCGTATTCTCAGCGTAGTTCTGAATTGTTTGGTACAACGTCACATAATTCATTATGCCATCGGCCCTCTAGCCATTACACCTTTAGTAGCAGCGCCAGTACCACGAATCTTCATTTCACCGTTAGGGTTTTCTGGAGTGTAGCTTCCTTTGCTAATACCACCAGTAGAAATGTTCATCTTAGTCATACATTCAGCACCTGTTTTGTACTTGCTGTCAGCTTGAATAGAACTTTTTTTACCAGACATAGTATGTGGTTCAGCATATACAGAAGCTTGTCCAACTTCTTTGCCCATTACTTTGTTAGAGAACTTAGCCATTATCTACCCCTTTGTGCGGCTATTTTAGCCATATTACGTCCCATAGATTTCATGTTGGAATTAGTCTTTCCTACACCATTCTTAATTGGTCCGTTCTGTGTTTTAGCTGTTGGCCCAGAATCACCTAAGTTTGTACCTTTAGTTTTTCCAGATTTAGTAATGCCATCGGCTGCTTTTCTGAATCCCATATTAAACTCCTAAGTTGTTGAGATTGTTACACTATTTACAGTACCCGTTGCAACTAACGCATTGGGAGTTAAAGCTCTATCAAAACTTCTAGAACCGCCAACAGGGTACCAACCCCATTCAAATACTCTACTACCGCCTTCAGGATAACCACCTTCATCTATGGTGTTGTTATCACCATTTTGAATCTGCAAACCACTTGTTCCAGAAGCGTAATAACTTATATCAGGTCTTGGCTCCCTTACTGCTTGTGGGTCATTGACCGGATACATACCTAATTGTAACTGAGGTTGGTCAGGTTCCCAACACTCATCGCAAACTTTTATGCTAACCATTCTGGTCTTAATTGTCAATTTTCTAAGTTGACTTAACTTAAACCTTTGCCCACACCTATCGCACTCCGCAATACTGTGCTTACCGGAAGCAAAATTACTGGGCATTATCTATAGTAAAACAAATTGCGTGGAACAAACCGAAGTGGTGCAGTCTCCCTGTCTTCTGTAGACGCTAGACCAAACTGTTCTTCGTAATCAGCTTTTAAAAATATAATTCTCTGTGGGTCTGTGCCTTGAATCTTTACACTCATTAAGTAAGCTAACCCAGACACCATACAGTTAATAAACCTAAATGGCACATCTTGTACATTAACACCCCCACCAGCATCTTGTAGTCTACGCATACGCCAGTAAACAAGTGTATAAGTTGTTCCAGCAGCAGGGCAGGGCCAGAGGTTTACGCAAGGTAAATACTGCGCTGTAATAGCGTCTCCTATTGCGTGGGTAGCTGCTACTGTATTGTTTTGTCCCCTCCAACAGTTTTGCAGTTGGTTTCCAACAATATTTGTATATGCAATTGTTTCGGAACCAATCTTAATGAAGCCAGTTGACCTCAAGTCTAAGTTAGCAATACTACTGTTTGTTGCCGTTTTTAAAGTAATAGTCGTAGCTGTTGCGCTAATAGCTGTCTGTAACAGATATTCGGTTGTATCGCTATTACCAGATTGACGGTTAAAGTAAACCTGAACCGGTCTACCTGTAGTTAACTTATTAGGTATAGTAGCGTAAGTAGGCTCAGATATACGAGAGAGATTAATATCAGTTTGATTGGTTGTATCAGCATTGCTTGTACGAGTTTCTAGGTCTAAAATGTCCACCGTATCTGCTGGAACTGCATAAATACCTTGGTTTGGATTTAAAATTATACTCGTTTCTTCAACCGTCCACAGGTTGATACCACGGTTAGCCCACTCAACTAACATTAAGTTAAGCGATCTTCTAGCAGTTTTTAAGTCATAACCAGTACGTAGCTGTGAACCACAGCGTTCAAATGCTTCCTCAACCATTTCAGTTAGGTCAAGGTTAAATACGCTAGTTCCGGATGTTAACGCCATTATCTATACCCTGCGGTTTTCTTTGCTATATTTTTAGGTTGTGCTACAAACTGCTTACCTTTTGCCTTACCTGCTCGTTTTGCTTTAGTAGTTGCAGCATACTCTTGTGGACTCAAAGCCTCAATAGCCTTTTTTGGCAAGTACCGCTCACCCGTTACAGATGACTTCTTGCCTGACTTGGTAGTCCATTTCTGGTCTCCCCAGTTTTTTAAAGACTGTTGTGGCGCTTTCAATCTTTTGCTTCTTCTTTTTCAAGAAGCTCCGTATCAATTTGCTCGTCAGTCATATACTCTTCTGTTCCACAATCACAAGGACCATTATTATATATAAGACAAGTTGTGCTATGTCTACTTTCAGTCACGGTAACCCCCACCGGCGGCTTTGTAGCGTTTAGCCATAACTTGCGCTTTCCTTGCTGACCACTTTCCTGCGCCTGTACCAACTATTGCCGCAGCTTTAACACTATTAAATATCCGTTTACGAAGACTTGGTTTAGTGTAATTACCAGCCTCGTTTACCTTAGACTTTGCTTTTCCGCCTTCTTTCATGTAGCCCATTTTGTTACGGACATCAGTAGGTAATTTAGCTAAGCCCTTACTATCGTCTGGAACTTCTTTTAAATCACCGCCTTCAGCCATTTTCTTAGGCTTTTTACCAGCCGCTTTCATAGCAATAGCGATAGCCGCTTGCTTAGCTAGTCCACCTTTTTTAAACTGAGTAAAGTCCGTATCATCTTTACGGGGTTCTTTTTTGCCCTTGGGCATTTTAGAGGGGCTTATGGCGCCCATTCCACGAGAGGCTTTCATGCTCTAGTCTTCCCACGAATAGCGCAGCCATCAGCACGGGCGGAAGCGGACTTAACTTTACCACCTGCTTTCATACCGTCTCCGAGGTCTTTTTTCATTCTTTCTTCTCTTTCGTACTTCTCAGCACCGTATGGTTTTCCGCTAAAAAAACTACGAATAGATTTACCTAATGAAGTCTGGTTACGACCTGCTTCCATCTTTTCAGCGTATGATGGTTTAGATTCAGTTTTAACTGCAGGTGCCTCTTTGGGTTTATCTACAGGGTACGGGCTTCCTAGATTACTGGTAAATCTGCTTAATGGGGCTTGATTTTTAGCCTCTTTCATCCTTTTAGCGTAGGCTGAGTTATCTGGTTCAGGTTTAGATTCAGCTTTAACTTCAGCTTTAGATTCAGTTTTAACAGGAGCAGCTTTAGGAGCGGCTTTTTTAGCTTTTGGCCCCGGTGGCTCTGAAATTAGACTAGTATCTGCCGGAGCAGCTTTGTCAACGGGAAGATATTTTTCTCCGCTTTCAGGATTAATTTCATAATCACTAGGCTTTGGCCCTTTTACGGTACGGGTATCAGATTCAACTGTACTACCGTCTGCACCGTTAAAACGCTTTGTTTTTCTCATTGGCTTTTTCATTTAGCAAGCCCTTCCGCCTCGGTTCATTTTAACCATTTTGCCTTTAGTTAAGCCTTTTTTGGCTACGCCATTAGCGTCTTTATGCCCAGCAGATAAGCCACCACCAGCCATTTTCTTCATAGCCATTCCGCCTTTTCTAAGGGTAGCTAGATCAGTTTTCTTGCCGCCATGCTGTTGCTTGTCGTGCATACCTACGGCTTTCTTAACCATCTTTTTATCTTGCGCCATATCGCCTTTAGCCATTCCGCCTTTTTTCATAGGCATTCCGGGAGTTCCGGGCTGAGGTCTTCCAGCTTGCATCATCTGGTTATCCGCAGCCATGCGCCCACCTACAGGCATCTCAGGTTTTTTGCGAGCTGCCATTAACGCAGCCATCATCTTAGGGTCTCGTTTTGTTGCCATCGTATCACCACCTTTTTTAAAAGTTTTGCCTTTGTCGGCGTTTGAGAAATCTTGCCCCACGGATTGTGGAACACCTACCTTCTTAGCAAAAGCTTTATTATGTGCTATTGCGTTCATAAAATTGTGCTGCTTTTTAGAGCTACTTGGCACGAGTAAAACCTTTCTTTGCTATACCATCAGCACGTCTAGATGCTTTTGACCTAACAGCTCCGCCTTTTTTCATACTTGCTTTACCCAGTATATCTAACATTTCTCGAGTAGACTCATTTTCAGAAATACGAGGCCCACGGCTAGGGCCTTCATCTTTATCTTCACTTAACCGTTCTTTAGCACTTTTAGATAACTCAACTTTATCCCGCATATTAACAACTTTGTCAATTGCTGGGCCTACGCCAGATTTATCTACAATCTTTTTACCTAACTCTGGAAACTCTTTGTCCAATTGTTTTCCTATTACTGACCCAATTCCTAAACCAGTTCCTAAAACACCAGCTCTACTCATATGTCTAGTAATACCACGACCAGCTGCGTCTTTTTGTGAAAGATTACCATGTGGGCTGTTACGTCTTGATTCTGTTTGTGCTGGACTTTCTCCTGCAGCGTCTAAACCTTTTTTTATACGTTCATTGTCTGCTTTAACAGACTTTCCAAAATCTTCTCTTAAATTGGCAGTATAGTCTTGAGCGTTAGTTTGATTAGGAGACTTATAATCGTATCCTTCTTTTGCTGGCTTATTTAACCTACCGAGCAGTTTGCCAGCCATTACACCATCCTACCTTTTGTTTTACCTTTAACACAGCATCCGTCTGCACGCTTAGACGCACTAGATACTTTACCACCCGCTTTCATGCGTGGGGCTGAAGCTGGGGCTGGAACACCTTGCGCAGCTTGCATAGCAACTAATTGTTTTTTGTAATCGTCTCGTTCTTTTTCTGCGTCTTTAGCTTTGTCTGAGTCACCAAATTTATTTTTTAACATGTCAAGCGTTGCTGACATAGGTATTTTTCCTTGGGTAAGCGCATATGCTGGGCTTAAACCAGCCATTAAATTTTTATCCATTCTGCTTACCTTGAAATAAGTTGATCAATTTTGTTTTCAAGCTTGTTAAACCTTGCGTCAATGTGTTCAACAATTCTTTCAACTTCTGCTTTAGTAACATTATCACGAGCTACCTCTTCTCTTGTTCTGTTTAACAAAATACCTATTCGGGCTAATTCTGCAAACTTTTCGTGCATCATATAAGATATTACCGCTATTAATATAGTCAGTCCACCGGTCCACAATTCCATCACGTTTAGCATTTCCATCTCTTTAGACTTGCAGCCTTCCTAGTAGGTTTGCCGTTCTCGTCTTTCATTGGTCCGGGCATCCCTGACATTCTAGCGCAGAATGAACGCTTTCTTGCGCCGCCTTGTGGTTGCGGAGCCTTTAGATTAGACCCCGTAGCCGCATTGTACTTAGCTCTACCTTTAGCGGTAAGGCCCGCCCCTTTAGATACAGGTAGCTTCTCACCCCTACCAATAGCCAGAGACGGACCTTTTTTCTTAGCCATAAAACACCGTAATTTTTGCGCCAGTTGGCAAAGTTACATGAACATCTGTTCTAAACAAAATTCCTTCACCGGGGATTAAAAAAGATAAAGGATTTAGTGGTGTTGCAGAAATATTAAACTGCAGCCGAACAATGCCAGTAGCTCCACCGTCACGGAAAATAATATCACCTGCTGGTGCTAAA